GCTCTTTAGATACAGGTTTTAATCCTGAATCTTTTTGTATTCGCTCCCAATGTGCCTTAATATTAGGATCATGTAGAAGATATTTTACTGCCTGGTTATTATACTCATATTCATGAATTACTTCAAAATCCTCATCATTCAATAGTGGTTTGCGACCATAGACTTCAGGCCATACTTTTTCACCATACCAACTACGATCCCATACAGTATCCACACCATCGTATTTCATCATCAATTCGAGCATTTCATCAAGATATGATGGGCCAGTATACCCTGGCTCATAATATTTCTTATCTGGTGCAGATAAGTGAATATACTCATAGCCTTGGCTTTTATAATATTCTGCTACTGTTGTTTTTCCTGACCGGTCAAGCCCAGCCAAAATAACCCATGCCATATAACCCCCTTAAGGAGATACTAAATAATATTCATTTGAATGTGTTCTATTTTTACAAATTTTAATTGGAAAATCTGCTGGTGTTATATCTGATTCTTTAATATAAAAACATATAGCAGAATTAATCTCACCACTTACCTGATCCACTCGATACATATTGTGAGTAATTTCGACTTGTGGCTTATCAGTACTCATAATTGCATAATCACTTGCAGCAATAACAATAAGGCAAAAAATAATAAACCATATCCATTTATATTTCATAAACCTACCATATAATAAAAGAGACAAACATGTCTCTAATATTATACGAATTATTAATATTTATAGTATTACAAGATTGCTTTAGTCGGATTCATTAATTGGATTCTTAACAGGCTTACCATCAATATACAGTGGTTTAGATCCAACACCAGACTCCTTAGCCATCTCTTTTAATGATGCTTGCTTAACAGCCTCACGATGTCGTGCATTGGTTTCCTGCATTTCAGCATGATGCTTCTCTTGCTCTCGTTTAGATTCTGCCTCAGAAAGTGCATTTTCATGTTGTTGCTGTTGAGCTTCAGCTTGCTGTTGCTGTTGCTGGGCTTCAGCTTGTTGCTGTTGTGCCTCAGCTTGTTGTTTTTGTTGATCTATAGTCATTAACATTTGTTGCCAACCCATAAATGCAGGATCAGCCGGGAAGTAAGCCAATTCCTTTCGCTGAGATGCTCCTTTGTCACCAAAGAAGATTTCTCGTATTTCTCCTTTTGTCATATTCTTCTCTACAAGAGCCCAGAAAGATTGATTTAATGGTAAATCAGCTGCTTTAATATCATGTAGGGGGGTTTTATAAGAATCCTTGAGTAGATCATTCATTGAACTATGAACAGTCATTTCTGCCTGTAGTAAAGCAACATTTGTCTGTGGCGATTCATCAGTATAGCCAGTAAAAATGAATTTATACTTTTTAGCTAGATCTGCATCAATTTGTGGGATAATATCGTTGTTCATCATATCTTCAAAGAACATAAGAATAGGCAACAAACCACGTTCCCGAGAGTTTTGTATTTTTTCTTCACCAGATTGACCAGTTCTAGCACCAGCACCAGCACCACGTAGCAAATATTCTAATCCTAATTCCATAGGATCAATAGCGAATTGGGTTAAAATTGCTCGCATAATGTGATCATTGTATTGTAAATATTCCATTTCCTTAGCGGAACCAGATAGTGGAACCCAATCAATATCTTCTAGACCAGATACGATAGGTGTTCGCCATGCATGTTGCGCACCATTGATTTGATTATAAAATTGGCGTCTAAAACTCGCAAGAGCTGATTGTGTTACATTTCCCTTAAGGTGTAAAATACCACGTGCTGCATAACCATGGGTGAAAAAATTACCATTATAATTTTCAATATTTAAATGATTCGTAATATTAATTACAGCCAACTCTACTGGTGAGTAACAATAACCCAAAGAGTCAGAAAAGTTTTGAGGATTAAATAGTTTGAAGACCATATCCTCGTCACCAAATGCTGCCAACACTTTATTATCATGTGACATTTGGACATATCGATAATATTCAACTGGTTTATCAAAGGTTTTTTGCTTTAACGTGGGATCATTAGCATCGCGCCTTGCAACCTCATAGGCCTTACGAGCATTTTTAACCTCTTGTTTAATGATATCTCTACTAGTATTGGAATGAACCCTATAAGTTGATTCTGATGGTACTGGACGAAATCTATGGAATGCTCCACCACGTGTCATAATTTTTTCAACTGCAACATGGCCAAATGTCAATGCATCTCTTACGGTCATTTTAAGGAACGTACCAAATATCATTTCATCTGATTTAGCAACATTTTTCTTACGACCACAATGGTAAATGAAATCCTCCAGCATTGCAACTTCTTCTTGCTCTTGTGGTGTTAAATCCCACTCACCATCTTTCTTAACAACTTTATATCCCATTTCAAGTTTTTGGGGCTTCATCTGAGGGCGTGCAAATCGCATTACTGTATCAGCACGTGATTGGATAATTGATGATACGAGCCAATCCCTAAGAGAAACATCTTTTAATGTACGATGTGCAATACGAGATTGTTTACTTTTATATACGAAATGATTTTGACTAAAATCAAAATATGGATCATCAATTATGGCTTTTCGTCCAATACTACCTTCAGTTTCAATAACATTCTCTACTTTTTCAGGTAATTGGTCACCATCAGGCTCAGGCTCAGTTTTGATCATTTCACCTAAATCTGCACGAAGCTCTTCTTTACTTTTGAAAAGATCTTTAAAATCATCAAATATACTCATAATATTCCCAATTAAGATAGTTCATTAATCATTATACACATTTCAAGTACTTACACTAAAAGGACCAGAGGAACCCATCTTGGTTTACTCCATCTTCTTCCTCGTCAGCTAATTCTCGTAAAGTACCTATTTTTCCTAATTTATCTCTATCTTCTTCTGTATTTATATTAATTCCCTGTGAGGCAGCATATTCTGCTGGCGTAGGTGCACGGGTAAATTTTCCATCAACTTGCTGAGGGTTTTCATCCACTATAGTTAAATCAGAGGTAAGTAATACAGTACTTTTCCCAAATAAATCATAAATACCATAACGTAGGGCATCTAGCCAGTGATCATGTTTTTTCTCAGGAATATCAGTAACATTGTCTGCTGCATCGGTTTTAAAATGATATAGGCTAAATTCTTCAATTAGTTGTGTACACGTATCGCCTGCGATAAAAAGCTTAGGGGCTGGTGATCCAAGTGGCTTTAACCATTTCTTAACTGTTTGAATACCACTTTCAACAGACTTATCAATTGATGATGGGCATGGGAGCCCTGCTTTACGCATCTCAAAGCCATCCCCTGGATTTGCTAAATCTGGAAAATACAATTGGCATCTATATAAATTGTGCCATTTATTCTTAATCATTTGTATCCAGTTGGGATTACTAGTATATGTCATGCCCTCTGTACGGACCACATAGATATTCTCTCTATTGTCCACAAAGAAAAACACTACCGTAGATGGATTTGACCATCCCCAGTCAATACCTGCATAACAAGGTATTTGCATTTTATGACATTTACGAACGAACAAATCATGGGTACATTCACCTGGAAACTCTTGTCCTGTCAAGATTTCCCACATTTGATTCCAATTCTTTACATGTACCCGTTCTTCAAATTCTTTATATATAATGCCTTCAACAGAGGGTTTTAGGTTAAATAGCTGAGATATAGCCCATTCTGCTCCATTTTCCATTACTTTCTTAATTGGGTCTGTAATGGGTTTCAGCATTGGAGATTGCGAAGTTTGCTTCTTAGCATCGCCTAAGCACAGTGGTGCCATAGGGCACGACAAACACCCTTTGCCTGGAAATTCTGCCTCAAAGTAATTGGCTTGTTGAGTCACATGTTTCTTTAAATATTGCTCTTTTTCAATAACCTCAACGTCATCTTGATTAACATAGGCGATTGTTTTGTCTTTTCCGGATCGACTATCAGGGCATCGCTCTGCAAACTCCAAGGCAGTCCATTTCTTAACAGTACGACCTGCTCTCTCTGCTCCTTCAATCTGAGCATTCATTAATCCATATCTAGTTTTACGTGTAGAAATACCAACCCTTAGGGCTTTTTGATTACCTCGAGAATCTAACATACCAGATATATCTTTAAAGGCTTTAAAGCCTTCACCGGATACAGTATCGATCTCATCTACTACCACCAAGGGCACGTGAGGACCATTCACGGCCTTTAGGGTGCATGGAAGAATCTCTAGGGTAGTTTTATTCCCTTGTAAATTAAAAATAGATTTTTCCATATTAGCTTTTTCTAATATAGGACCTGTACCATTTGGGTCTGCTGTTAGCACAGGCTGCATCTTGCTATTAAGCATAAACTTAACCTGATAATCATAACAGCGTTTAGCCTGATTAAGAATAGCCCCCACATGAACCACATCTCTACGATCATGCAGCATAATCATCAATTCTGCAATAGCCATACCCAGAGTCTTTCCTGACCCACGAGCCCCAACTACCAATAATTCTTCAAGATTATCAGGATTATTACGATTTACACAAATATCATATAATAGCCAAACTACATCTAATGGATTAGTATCGGAATATCTACTAACTGTCGTATCGGGCAAATGAAGCCCTATATGGTACTTAATCCAATTATGTAATTCTGTTTTAGTTTTACATGGAGTTAATAGCAACTTGGTACGTTGCTCAAGTGTAAGTTCTTTTTTCTTCTTACGCTTAGTCATCCATTACCTCAGCCATAAGTGTTGCTACATCGTCATCGTCATTATCATCTTTGCTGGCTTCTATTCGTTGGGGCGCTTCTCCATTGTCTGTAATTTTATCAAGCAATGAAGATTTGCCACTTGCTCCACTACCCATAACTAATTTTTGTAATGAATCAAGAATTTCTTTATATTCTTTTAGGGTTTGTATTCTCAAATCTGGCTTGGGTGCATTTTCAGGATCCCTAACATATTGTTGCATTTGAAGTAAATGCTCTGTATTGGCTACTGCCAACATTGATGTAAGAAAGTTAACTGAATCTACTACTGATTTTGCCAATCTAACTG